GGGTTGACGTGCTGGGTGGGCTGGACTCCGGTGGGTGTGCCGGCGCTCAAGGGGGCGATGCCACCCGCAGTCCCACCACCATAGCTTCCTGGTGCACCCGCACTACCCGTGCCCCCAGCCGCATTCGTCCCCCCACCAATCGTAGCCGTCCCCCCACCCGCCAACCCACCAATCACCTTGGAAAGCGCGCCGAGGAGGTTCTTGTTGGAGGCGAGGCTTCGGAGGGCACTCCCAAGCCCGCTGCCCCCACCAATGTCCGCCGTGATGCCTGCATCCCCCGCCGCGGCGCCCGCACTCAGATCGGCCTGCAACTGCGGCGCAACATTCCCCGCTGCCGTGTTGGCGATGTCGTTGATAAGCGCGGAGTTATCCAGAACCATTCCCCCAGCGCCCGCCGCCGCCCCACCCGCGCCCAGTGGTGCCACCGCTCCGAGATCAATCCCGCCGGCCAACTCCCCCGGCGCACCCGCCCCGCTGATGAAACCCAGCGTCGGGTCGGCGATTGAGGAGGCCACATCAGCCCCCGCAGCGCCCGCTCCAGCGGCGCCAGCGCCCGCGGCAAGCGCACCCGCCCCACCAAGCGCGGCGGTGCCCAGAACCGCTGGCACGATCGAGTCCCAGATGTCGGAGGTACCTGGAGCCGACCCCCGCGCGCTGATTGGCACCTCATACCCCGTCTTGGGGTCGAGGCCGTACTGGATGGTCTGCCCACCGGGGGCATTCAGGAAGCTGCTCCCGCCCCCACCTCCTGTGTTCACCACAAGAGGGCTCCCGGCAGAGGGCGCGAAGCTTGCCGCGTATTGCGCTTGGCTGCCCGGGCCGTTGCTCTTGGGCGCGTCGGGGTTGGCGGTCACCGACGCTTGATTCGGCCCGTTGCCGAAGGTCTCGTTACTGGGGAGTTTACCCAGCAGGGCGCTGAACTGGGAGGGGGTGTAGATCGGGGCCTCACCGAACCCGGTGTTCGCTGCGAGGGTGCCGAAGGTGGGGTCGTAGCTCACCCCCCAATTCCCCGTCCCGCCCGCGCCCGACACGTTCAGCCCGTTGGCATAGGGGTTGGCAACCGACGGCTGCGCCACGGCGCGGGAGAGGGCTTGGAGGGTGGCGGGGTCGAGGGCCATCAGAATCCCAGCAGTCCGCCGAGCCAACTGCCTGCGTTACCGACCGCCCCGCCGATGCCGCTGGCGAGGTTGCCGACCGCCCCGCCGATGCCGCTGGCGAGTTTGTTGAAGGCCGTCGGGTTGGCAGCATAGGCACCGAGACCCGCATCCCCCAGCCCAAGCAGTCCACTCAACTGGTTCGCATTGCTGGCAAGGTTCGCGTTGTAGCCCCCCACCTGATTCGCATACTGTTGCTGCCCGGCGTCGAGAGCGTTGATGGGAGGCAGGCCAGGAGTCGGCGCTGTGCCCCCAGGCAGCGCGTTGGCGGGGGCGAGGCCAATGTTGGTGAGCCCGGTGGCCTCACTGATCGGAAGCTGGGCCTGCTGCAAGCCCGCACCGAACGCACCTTGGGCCACTTGTTGTTGGGTCAGGGGAATGGACTCCTGGGCGGCGAGCTGTTGGGCACCTTGGGGGATCGCCTGACCCGCGGCCCAGTTCGCCGTCTGGGCGCGCACGAGATTCTGCTGGTTCTCGAGATTGTTCTCCGCCGTCTGCGCCCCGCCAGCTTGATTGACATCGTACCCCTGCGCCTTCAAGCTCTGATCGAGGGCGCTCGCCTGGGACTGCATCCCCGGTTCGAGCAGTCCGAGCTGGCTCTGGTAGAGGTTCTGCGCCACCCCGGCTGGGTTGAAGGAGAGATTGCCCGCGTTCTGCGGCCCCCCGTAGGTCGGGTTGTTGGCGGGGTTGAAGGATGATGCCGCAGCGCCCGCACCGGCCAGTGCCGGATTGACCACCCCAGCCGTCCCGCTGCTCAGAGCAGTATTCTGCGTCCACTGCCCCGTGGTCGGGTCCTGCTGCCAGCCCGTCGAAGCGTAGGGAGTGGTCTGCCCAACCCGCCCAGCCCCGATCTGCTGCTGGAATTGGCCAGTGTTGATCCCCTGCTGCTGTTGGATCAGCGCTTGGTAGTTAGGTACGCCCGGAGCCGTTCCGCTGTTCACGTAACACCCTCGCAACGAATGGGCTGGATCGATCCAGCCGCGACAAGAGGATGTCATCCCCGGATCGTCCTGCGCCGATGAGCCTGCCCTCGGGAACGGCGCCAAGACGTGAGTGAAGACTTACTGCTGGGATATTACCCGTCTCGGCTCGCAGGGTCAAGGCGCGGGCGCCGAGTTGGTGGAAAGCGTAGCGGCATAGCAGGCGGGCGAGCAGTGGGGCGGCGGTCGGATCCAGGCAGACGACGTGCGGCGCCACCCGAGGCCCGGTGAAGTCATCAAATACCGCCCCCGCCACCAGCTCATCACGATCGGTGATCACCCCGATTGCGGTCATTTTGTCATTCCAGAGGGAATGTGAGTGCTCACACACCCAGGCGCCGATCTTCTCCTGGGGCTCGAGCAGCACCCTCACAGCACCCCACCCCGCGCAAACAGCACGTCGTATGCCTCGATCATGATCGTGGCGCTGTTGGTACTGATCTGGAAGAAGGGGGTGAAGGCGACGCAGGGGAAGCTCTGGACGGTGGTCCAAGGCTTGCTCTGCGCGTTCAGCGAGCCCCACACTCCTACATCCCAAAGGGCCACATCCCAGAGGGAGAGAGTGGTGGTGACGGCCTGGGGAGCGTTGGGCGGGTAGGGGACGTTGTAGTCCACCGCTGCCCCCACGCTGAAGGCGAAGTTCCCGTTCGCAGAGAAGTACGGCCGCACCATCTTGACGTGCTTCTGCTGGCCGGGGATCTTGAGCTGGGTGAAAGCGGGCAGGATCACCGTCTGGATCGCGTTGCCGTTGTCGCTTGTGCCGGTGTAGCAGGCCGTCACCGCCGTCGCCCCACCGTAATACATCACCCCGTTGAAGTAGAGGAAGCAATTGGCGTTCCAGCCGGTGAAGTTGCACCACCCGCGGGATTGAAACTGCATCACGAATTGGACTTGCGGGGTGGTCGGGATGTTGACGATGAGGATCTGGCCTTGGGTGTGGGCTTCGAGCTGCCAGCCGAAGCTGCTGAAGGCGGCTTGAGCGTTCGCCACGAAGGCGGGCTCGACCTTGTCGGTGATCGCCACCCTCTTGTCGATCGACGCAGCGGCCAGCGCGACGGAGATCGGGAAGACGCCCCGCTCGGTCAGGATCAGGAGGTCTCCGCCGTACTTGAAGGTGCAACGCCGCCCAAGCGGCCGCGCGATGAAGTACACCCCCACCATGTTCATGAAGCCAGCGGTGCCGATCGGGATGCTGAAGGCCGATCCCTGAAACACCACCACCTCGCCCTCGGAGGTCAGCGCAACGAAGTAATCCTGCGGCCCCGCCCCACCATCCACTGTCCAAGTGTCGATCTGGACAAGATACCCACCCTTCTTGCACAGTGCGGCGAGGTTAAAGTAAGTCACGGTTCCCGTTATCTGCTGGGCGGGCAGGTAATAGAAACCCAGGGTGTTGATCGGGATGAAGTAGAGGGTGGATTGGTAGATGGCAATCCCAATCACCGTGTTCATGTTCAGCGTGCCGCCGCCCGTGATGGGCATGGTGGCGGTGGCGGTCCAAGCCGAGCCGTTATAGGTGTAGTAGCTATCCGCCCCATTCACCGTGCACAGGAACTGGCCCGCGCTGGTGGCAAAGTTCACCCACTGCCATTGGCTGTTGGTCAGCCCCGACACCACCGCGGCGCCAACTGCTCCACTGGAGGTCGCATCGTAGATGGCTGTCCCACTCGCCGCGAAGAGTCTCTTGGACCCCGCGGTCGAGGAGTTGAAGGGCATGAGGGTGTTGACGGGGGCGGGGTAGCCGGTGCTCCAGTCGGTTGAGCCCAGCCGCGTGCGCACATCGCTGGGCCAAGGCACCTCGTTGGTGAGCTGGACCGCGTCCGTGACGGGCATGTTGGGTAGTGCGTCGCGCGCATTCCAGCCGCCAACCGGGGGTGGCATGGTGACGATGAGCGACTTTTGCTGCTCGGGGACTTTCTTGTCTTCGAGGGACTGGCGCATGGCTGCGCCCCGTTAGAGGGTCCCGCCGGACAGAGGCCAGTTGCCCGAGGGGACGAAGATCCCCGGCACCAATTCCTGCGAGGGCTTGTCGAGGAAGAGGATGCTCTTGGAGCCATCGCGCAGGGCGATGTTCTCGATCATGCTCTCCCAGGACTGCTCATCCTCGGCGTACGGTAGCCCCTTCTCCTTCTTGAACCGATACTTCAGGCCCATGATCAGGGTCGTGTCATCGATCAGGGGAGTGTCGGCATCGTTTTGGATATAGTAGCCAAGCGTCGCAGGATTGCCATTCAGCGCGAGCCAATTCTTCGAGCGAATGATGACGGAATGGGTGTTGCCTGCGGGTGGCGGGGGCAGGATCAACAGGTTGTTGTCCTGGATGCGATACTGGAAGATCGGGCCTGAGGGGATCAGCGCTTGGATGATTTGGTAGTTGGTGTCGTCCATCGGGCCGAAGATCGGACGGCGCAGGCTGAAGTCCCACATCGTGGCGTTGACGATGCTTTCGGGCTCAATCCCCCACAGTGCTTGAATGGTGCCTTGGACTTGGGTGGCCACACTCGTCCAGCTTGGATTGAGTACACAAACCTGGAACCGGTACCGCTTGATAGTCTCCTGCATCAACTCGTTAGTCAAAGCCTGAAGCTGATTGACCTGCGGGTCAGTGTTTGACACAAGGACCGAAGGTACCGGCAGAGCGATCCGACGGCACGCTTCCTGGACGCAGGCCAAGATGGAGAGCATTAGGCGGCTTTCTGCTTGACGTGGAGAGTGGAGTTGTGAGTCTCAAGCGTCTTCTGGGGCTCGACAGCCGGGATGCGGGCCATGAGTGCGGCCATCTGGTTCTGCATGTCGGCGATCTGCCCTTCCATGCGAGCCTTGTCCTCCCGCAGCCGGTTGACCTCCAGCGCGGTCTTGTTCTGCTCGCTTTCCTTGTTTAGACGGAGCCAGTCCTGAGCGCGGTTGCGGAACAGGCGCGCCCCCATCCCCACCGGGTTGATAGCCTCGTCGCTCGCGTTGGCTAATTGCTCGATCGTGTAGACATGGTTGGCGATCAAGTTGGAGAGCATCGCGGGGGGCAGGACGGCCCACTGCTTGAGCGGCGTGCCCTCAACCGGCAACTCCTCCCCCTTCTTCCAAGCGGCATACCCCTTCTCGATCGTGTCAAGCCACTCCCGGGGGAAGCGCGACTCCATCACAAAGGGAGTGCCCGCATCCGCCCCCGGCGCACGCACCGGCCCGAGCTGTTGCTTCATCTTGGCCAGCCAGTCGGGGTAGATCTCGCGCAGCTCGGTCTTACCCTCCGAGCCGTGCGGAATGATCACGATGAAATCCACATCCCGGTAGGCCATGATGCCGGCTTGGGACGCGGCCCGATCCTCAACCGGCACCGTCTCGAATTTAATATAGGGCTTGCGCTCATCACTCGCCATGGGTTGCCCCCATCACAAACATCGTGGGGGCGAAAATCGCCGGGTCCGCGGGTACGTAGGCTTCCACTACCAGCCGAGCATACAGCTCAGGATCGGGATGTCCATTGGCCTTGGCGATCGCTAGTGCCATTTGCTGCACATCTTGTATGGTCATGTTCATTGTCTCATCTCCAGTCTCCAAAAAGCCCCCGGAGAGTTGCCCCTCCGGGGGAATGCGTGGGGAGACGGCCACGCAATTTGGTGGTCAGCTAGGCGTCTTCGGGTTCGTGATCCACGTCAGGTTGGCCGTACACCAGAACGTGGCGCTCGTTCCCGCTGCCATGGTGATTGACGCATTCGTGCCACCGCCGTTGATCGTCCCACCCAGAGGGGGGAAGATCAGGGCGGAAGCCGAAATGGTCGTCAGCGCCATGATATCGACGTTGTCGCTCGCGATCGCATCGTTGGGGAGGACGAAGGCAGTGTTGCCCGCGCTCGAAGTGACAATCACATTCACGTCACCCGAAACCGCGGTCGCACCCGCCTGCGTCGTCCCCACCCCTGCGGGCAGGTTGACAAACTGGCCGTTGGTGGCTTTGGCCACTTCCGCGGACAAGCCGACGGCCATCATGCGTTTGCTCAGAGGCATCGTGGACTCCTAGGTGATCTGCCCTTGCATGCTCGGGCGCTCACACCGGACGATGCAGTAGTTCGCACCGCCGGTGTAGGCAGGAGTCACAGTCACCGCACCCGAGGCCGTCGCAGCGGCGCTCATCAGAACGGAGTTATTGCGCCCGGTCTGCATGTCGGAGATAGTGGTGTTGGACGGGATGCCCGTGCCGGCCAGCGTCAGACCGAAGAAGAGCGCATTTTTTTCGGTCAGGAACAGTTCCGAGCGGCCATTGATGGTGTTGCCAACAAAGGTCGTGTTGCCGTAGCGAGACCACGTGCCACCGGTGGCGATCACGATTTCGGTGCTCAAAACCTCCTGACCGGCCGCAGCCGTAGAGGTGATCTGACCAGCCGTGGCGCTGATGAATGCCTTACCGGTTGCCGCCGTGCCGTTGTTCAGCGCGGGGGCAAGGCCAGCGATCTGGACCCACCCGTAGAGCTGGTTGGTGGTTTGGATCTGGTTCCAGGGGGCGGTCAGGACGCCTAGGGTGCTGTCCGAAGGGAAATTGCTGGACAGGAAACCCACGGGGTAGCCCAGGTTCGCGGTGGCGGGGACCGCCGAGACGATGTAGTTCTGATCCCACTTGACCAGCGTGCCAGTCACCAGCGCGGTTGACGCCGTCTGGAACTGGCAGAGGATGAACTCTCCCTGACCCCAGTAATCATCAAACGTGGTGATCTGCATGCCGAGCGTGAGGTTGTTGCCGAGCGCGGTCGGGGGTACAGCCTGTCCTGCACTGTACTTCCCATACCACGCATCCCAGATATCGACGGGGAAGGTACCTACACCCGCCGCGAATGCATTACGACCAGCCATGATTGGCTCCTATGAGTTGGGTTGAGTTAGCTCTTGACGACACCTTGGAGGAAGCGGTTCGAGCAGACGAGGTTACCCATCCACAGAACCGGGATCACAACGGCATCCTGGTTGTAGGGGCGGGTTTCCTCACTGACCGTCATCGCTGCGTCCTTGTGCTCCACAACCTCGAAGTACTCGGTATTGAGCATGTAGAGGTGGGAAGCGGGGATGCCGCTGTTGCCGTCAAAGATCACATCCATATTCTTGTACTTCAGCGAGACGAATCCCGCGTCCGCATCCTCGCCGGTGTAGCGCTTCATCGAGGTTTGGGATTGTTCGAAGTACTGGAAGTAGTCGTTGGAGGCGATCGCAAGGTCGGGCTCATCTGCACCGCGGATCAGGTTCAGGTACAGGCCAAGCATCAGGCCTTCGATCGTGCTCGGGCCGACCACCACCGCTGAACCACCTTGGAGGGGGGCTGCGGCCGATTGGACCCACGGACGCCAGAAGGTCCACGTATTCCCATTGATCCCGCCAATGGTGTTCAGGCCGGAATCGGGGATGATGGACTGGAGACCGTTGATTTGGTTGCTCAGAGAGCCGTCCGAGTAGATGTCGAACGAGAAGTTGTTGTTGAAGGTGTTCATGGCGTTCTTCAGCCGGCTCTTCGCCAGATTCAGGATGCGCTCCGAACCCGAATTGATGCGAAGTTCGCGGCCTGAGGCCACTACGTTGACCGCCACTTGGCGCCACTGGTATTCGGCTGCCGTCATCACATCCGACTGGCTCACATTCAACACGTCGTACCCGCTGTAGCGCTGGTACGTCGCGTTTTCTGCATATTCGAGCGGGATTGCGATGCTCAGACCGCCGTCTTCCTTACGGAACTTGCCCATCTTGCGGAATTTGCGCAGGGCGGCGTTGTTCCGGGTGACGTTGTCCTTCAGCTCATCATAGTGCTTGCGGAACGTGGTCGTGACCAGTTCCGTGAAGACTGCATTGGGGGATGCCACTGTTGGCTCCTATCGAGAGTTGATTTGGCGCAATTGCTCGCGCATGGTGTCTTCGATCGTGCCGCGTTCGCCTTGGGGCGAGGGTGCTCGCGAGGCGGAGGGACGAACGTTGACGGGCGGGCGCCCCGTGGGTCGAGCCGCCGCTTGGACCCTCTTTTCGATGATTTTCTCGAAGAGGGCAGGGTCGGTCCGAGTTGCCACGTCGTAGGCTTCCCGCAGGGAGGCTGCTTTGCCGCTTTCGAGCAGTTCGAGCATGCGGGGGGCCGCATCGCTGGCGAACTCGTTGGCGGGGTCGGCGATGAATCGTTCCACCTCGCTCGAAGCATCGGAGAGGGCACGCTGCTGGAGCTGGGCCTCGACTTGGGCGAGGCGGTTTTGGAGGGGGGAGAGGATTTGTTCGTGGGCCGGGGCGGCAACTTGACCGTTCTGGCCGTAGAACTGGCGCAGGCCGTAGTCCCGGTCCATGATTGCGGCCACCTGGGCCTTCTGCTCGGGGGTGCCGAACTTCAGGATGGTGTGGGCGGCGAGCAGGTTGGAGGTGATCTCGTGGGGGTTCAGGTTGTATTGCTTGACGTAGCGCTCGTAGGGCTTCATTACGTTGCCCCACTGGTCGGCCGTGGATTTGTACTGGGAGATGCCGCGCTGGACCTGCTCTTCGCGTTCGTGGATGTACTGCTGGACGCGGGGGTCTTGGCGGCCCCAGTACTCGCTCATCTCCTTGCGCCACGACTTGGGCATGGCGCGCCATGCCTCGGCGGCGGTTTGGGCAGGGGGCTGCTGGCCTGAGGCACCTTGGTCGGCAATGGGGGCGCCCCCAGGGGCGTCTCTTTGACCGGGCGTGGAATCACCCCCACCACTCTCCGCACTCTCAATCGAGGCAAGAGTCTCGGACATCGTCTCTTCAATGCTGGGCTGATCGTTATCCAATGGTGTCTCCTAGGGATTTCGGCAGGATGCGGTCGAGCATGGCATCGGTGGCCTTCTCTTGTTCCGCAGCGCGCCGCTTGACAAACTCTTGGGTTTCGCCGGCCTCGTAGACGCGGCAGCCGTGTTGCTTCAGGTTTTCGATGTGGGCGCGGCGGCCCTCGATCTGCTTGCCGGTGATTGGGCAGGAATAGCTGGTGTAGCTGTCCATGGAGATCATTGGCGGGGTGAGCACCTTGTAGGACGAGCCCCCACAACGCTCGCAGTCCTCGTGCTGCTGCATCGCGTCAATCGAGCGGAAGACCTCGAACGCGTGTTCGCAGTTGGGGCAGCGGTAGACGTAAATTGGCATAGTGAGTGCTTACTATACTCTCAACCCGGCTTGCCGGCAACAGTGGCCGCGGCGCGCAGGCTGGCCAACTCCTGATCCTTGGCCCCGAGCTGGGATTTGTGCTCGTGGTCGCGCAGCAGGCCTTCGGTCTCCAGATTCCCAAGCTTCTGGTCCCGACCGAACAACTCCTGCTGGTGGCTGAGCCCTTGCCGCTGCCCATTCAAGCGCTCCATCTCCAGGTTGCGCTGGACGCCTCCAATCTGGTTAGTGAGTCCTAACTTCTCCGCTGCGTGGCCCGCATCCTTGGCCGCCAAGTTGTGGTCCGCGATCTTGCTGTCGAGGGAAGCCTCCCCCTTGGCGGAGGTCAGTGCAATCTCCTTCATCTTGAGCGTGCCTGCCCACTCGACCTTCTCCTTGGCGAACTGGGCACGCTCCCGCTCCATCTGCTCGCGCACGGCCTGGGTCTCGGACTTGGCACCGGCGAGTTGGGCTTGGAATTGGGCGGCCTGGGCGGCTTGGGCCGCCTGCTGCGCGCCTTGGTTGCCTTGAGGCGGCTGGGCCATTTCAAGCATCTGCTCGACCCGCCGGCCGAAGCGGTAGCGGCGCAGCAACTCTCCGATGATCTCCTTGGTCACGTCGAAGGGAATCAGGCCACCTTCGGCCATGGCTTGCAGTCCGGCAGCCATCTGACCGAAAGCGTTCATGAACTCCGACATTGATTGCTTATCTTCGGTGGCCTCTAGGTCGATCGTGGAGTTGGTCTCGATGTCGATCCGGTAGGTGCGCTCAAATTTATCGCGCATCACCTGGAGGATTTCCTCCCAGACGGGGAAGTCCATCATCCGCAGCTTGTCGGGTGGGACAGGGGGAGGCTGTTGAGGCGGCGGGGGAGGAGGTTGGCCTCCTTGGGCCTGGGCCTGCTGGGCGGCTTGCTGGTAGGCCATCTGGGCCTGCTGCTGGAGCTGCTGGAAGCGGCCCATGGCTACTTGGTACTGCTTCTTCTCCGCAGCGAAGAGGTATTCGAGCTTGGTGATGTCCTGGACGGTGGCGGGGGTGTAGAGGTTGGACATGAACTCGAAGCCGATACGGAAGAGGTCCCGGCAGAAGTAACTGACATCGTTTTGGAGGCGCTTTAGGCGCAGGGTGCCCCAGGAGTTCTTGATCGCCGCACCCGCGGCCGTCTCGTCGGCCTCCCCCTGCCCACGCAGGATGTCCCCGATCCCGGTGATCTCGTAGATCGTCTGCTTGATCTGCTCGCGGGCTTCGGCGAGCTTGGTGGCTGTGGTGATGAGGGTGTCAATCGGGACCATCCAGATCGCTTTGGAGAGGTCGGCGCCATCCCCGAGCGAACTCGCCCCCTCCATCGGCACCAGCGCGTTGTCCGAATCCTGGCTGAAGATCTTCTCCAGCTCGGTCAAGCGGCTGTCGTAGGCCCCGCGCGCGCGGATTGCCTTAACCACCCGCAGGAAACGGCGCGAGACCTCTTGCAGCTCCTTATCCTGGTCCTCATACAGCTCGTACGGGGCCTTGGGAGTGAGATTGTTGTTCCGCTTGACCAGTTGGAGAGGGCTCGGGCAGGGGAACTTCGAGGTCATCTCGAAGGGGTAGCCGTCCTTCTTGAGGAAGCGCTTGCGGAACTGGTCACAAATGAAGTAAATGCAGCGCTCAGCGTGGTCCCACACCTCCCACACGATCAGCGCGGGCTGCATGCGCTGGCCGGTCTCCCAGTTTCGGGGCAGATTGGTCGGATCTTGGTCGAATTTGTCCTTCAGTCCCTTCCACCCGCCGATGGCCCATTTCTTGTACTCCGCAGTCTTACAGAATTCCGGAAATTGGTTCTCGAAGCCTTCCTGGGTGAGGTCATAGCCGAAGGCCACCCACTGGACATCACACCACTTGCGCGCGTAGGACCATAGGAAGCGGTCGTAGGCGAGGGAGTCATAGACCAACTCCTGGTGCCCCTCCTCCTGGAGCATTCGCACCCGAATCTGCCCCATCCCAGGCACAAGGGCGTGCAACACAGCCGAGCGGACGGCTTGATCGAAGGGTTCATAGTCGGTGGTGCAGGAGTCTTCGCTGTATTCGAGCAGCCTTTCGGCCACTTGGCCCACGGCGGAGTCAAGCCGACGCTCCGCCGTCGCCATTGTGTAGCGGCGGGAGACGTCGGGCCGGGGAGTGCTGTTGTACAGCGCCGGCAGCAGTGTCTCGGTGTTGGAGTAGAGGATATTGAAAACTGCATTCTCGGTTGAGCGGTCCTCCATCTCATACTTTGCGACGATCTTGTCCGCGCGATCGAGCCAGAGCTTGCGCAGGGACTTGGTGCGGTCTTGGATTTGAGCACACCACCACTCCGGACTTCCTTGCTTGAGATCGCTCATAGTCCGGGTTGGGCGTTGGTGTAGGGGATGGTCAGGGCGATTGCGGGGGTGGTGGCCACGAGGGGCGCGATCGGCACCTGGGTGTCGTCAAAGTAGTAGAGGCGGCCGGTCATCGGGGGGCCGATGTTTGCGCCCAAGATGTCCACCGACTGGAGTGAACAACTGTAATCCCCATTGATCATGCCCGAGAAGGTTAAGGTCTGCTGGCCGGCGGGTAGATTCTGGGAGGTGTTCACCGGGCCGGTCAGGGTGACGACCGTGTGGTCGAGGGTTTGACCCGCGTTGCCCAGAGATTGGGTCACAAAGCGCAGGATGAATGAATTCGCACCCGCCGCCCCCACAATCTTCGCGGTTACGGGGATGGTGGTGGGGGCCAGGCCGATCGGGTCGGGGACCGTAAAACTTACTGGGATCGGGCTGCCGATCAGGTTGTTGCTTGCGTCGTACGCCTGCGCACTCACCACGTAGGCGCCGGGCGGCGGCGGGCCGAATGGGAAGGTGTTTGTGCGGGTGTAGGTCACGTACTGCTGGGTGGCGGCGACGGTGCCACTAGGCAGGGTGGCCGGTCCGCTGCTGGGGGAGAGCACCCAATGGTCGATGACCGTCCCAAACGGGACCGTCGTCGAGCCCGTTTGGAAATTGATGCGGAGTTGGAAGGCCGGCACGGCGCCCCTAGCGGCGCCGGACCAGCGTGCGGGCGAGGGCTTCTTTGACCTCTTGAGGGACGCGGTGCTCTGCGGCGAATTGGTGGGAGGCGAGGCCGTGAGTGCCGCGGGTGCCGTCTTCGAGGTGGTCGGTGGTGGGGTGGCCGCCAGCGGTGCCGCGCGCGCCTGCGTGGTACTCGGAGGCGCCGTGTTCGTGGGCGGGCAAGCCGCTCGGGCCTTGGGTGCCCAGGCCGTGGACGTGTTCCTTGCCGGCGGGGCGGCCCGGCAGGGTGGTGGTGCCGGCTTGGGGTTGGCCATACCCGCGCTTGCGCTCAGAGCCGAGGTTGTCGCGCAGGTCTTCCGAGCCGGCCTCGTGGCCCTCGTAGTGGAAGCTGGCGGAATCGCCCATCGCGCCCTTCAGATCTGCCTTCCCGTTGTGGTGCTCGCGCTGGGAGAAGTTGGGGTCGCGGGTGGCGTTCGCCGTCAGTTCACCGTCCTCGGTGTTGGCCAGCGCCATGTGGCGGTCCTCGTGGATCTGCTTGCGGCCCTTCTCCCCCAGCTTCTCCCGCTCGTGCATGGTGGCGCCGCTGGGGCCGTGGTGGGGATGGGAGGCTTGCATGCCACTTTGCTGGGGGATTTTGTGGGAGGTGGAGGTCGGGTTGCGCCCACCATACTCCACGCTCTGCACCATCCCCTCGTGCTGGCGCTCGACCCCTTTGCCCGAGACCCCGCCGTGGGAGTCGTACTCCTGCTTGCCGAGTGTGCCCCGAACACCCTTGCGAAACGAAGCGTGGTGACCTTCCCGAGTAACTTTCATGACTTTCCCCTGCGGAATGTGGCGTGGTGGCCTTCGGATCGAACCTTCATGACTTCGCGCTTGCGTTTGGGTAGCTTGCCGCCCTCGTCGGCTTCGGAGAACTCCTGCCCGACGCTCTTCGGGATGCCAAGGGTGGAGTGGCCGCTCGCCGCGGCCCTCATGGCGCGGCGCTGGGCTTCGGAGACGGGCGGCATGTTGTCAGATATCCTTCTTGACTTCTGACACCACCGCGGCGGCGCTGTTGGCGACCGCCTGGGCCTTAGCTCCAAAGTGCATATGCCCGTACCAACCGGCAAGGCCACCGAGGAAGGCAAACGAGCCATAGGGGACGACGTAGCCGAAGAAGAGAGTGCTCATGGATGGCTCCTAGGGAATCTGACGGGCATAGAAGACATTCACCACCCCCGCCCCCGTAGTCACAACGGTCAAAAAGCCTGATTTGCTTTGCAGGCCGTCTGTGGGACAAAAAGCTTGGTAGCCGAGGGTGGTAGTGGGGGCTGCATTGACCAATAACGTGCCTGAGGCCGCACTATTGTCATAGATTGTGATTGCAGTACCGGCAGTCACCACCGCAAAGCCTTCATAGGTAGCCACCGTGGGGCCAATCGTGACGGTTGTGGCACCGCTGATCTGGGTATACTCAGAAGGGGCCGGATTGGTGACGTTGTTGAAAGACATGGGCTCAAGGCTCCAAGTTAGCGCTTACTTCGCCCATCATACGCCTTTTGGTGTTGGCTGCAAGTAGGTCTGCGAAGGTCATCTCCTGGGGGAGCTTGGGGAAGTTCAGGCGGGCCGGTTGCTCCAACCCGACGACCCAGGGGCGGCTCATACACGCATATCTCAGGCTGTCGGCCGCGTGGTCCTCCCCCTCGGAGTCCAGATCCTCGTTATGCAGGACGCGGGAGTCGTGCTGGAGCACTGGGAGAGTGCGGATGGTGTCATCACAGGTCTCCAGAAAGTAGAGCATGGGCTTGCCCGCATCCCCGTTGAGCCGCCGACGGATCTGCTGCCACCCCGGCTCCCTCTTGTTATCCGCCCGGTTCCACATCACGCCCTGCCCATACATTGCCTCCGCGATACTAGGGCCGCCATCTCGGATGAAGATTGAGGGGTCAGCCACACCATATCGAAGGCGAAGTCCATGTCCATCAAGCAACTCACGATCTGCCGCCTTGATCCCGCGAGCCACAACATGTGCATCGAGGCGAAGACCCTCATTGGGGATTCCGGTGCACCCGTACCACTCTCTAATCTGGACAAGTGCGCCGGCAGGCAGTCCGAAAGATCCATCAGAGACGACATACCACCCCACGCTGAAAGGTTTGGCGAAGCCCCAGTCGAACGAGCGGAACATTAGGGAGTGCTTCGGGATTTTGGAGAGGAAGCTTGCCGGCAGGATGTGGCGCACGGGGTCGAACTCGGTGAAGAAGGCCCCGGCGATCATCTCCCACTTGCCCAGCAACCACGCATCGACGAGCTGCTTGGAGCCGGCTTGCTGGAGCTGCGCCACGTAGAGCGGCTGGTTCTCCATCAGCAGGCGGTTGTCGATGAGTTTGGCGGGGATGAAGACCCTCTCGAGCTTGACCGTTTCCCGCGTCCAAGGATTCTGGAACTCCTCCGCTAGGATCTCGTAGCCTGCCGGCGCAGGGTCGATATAGCGCCGCTTAACCCAGGCGTGACCCGGACCTCCAGGATTACCTGTGAGGCGCATTCCGGGCCGAACTCCCGGAGCAGTGCTTCGAACAATTGCGCGCAGCTTGTTGATTGGAGCCGCAGAGGGGAAATTCGTAACCTCTTCCACGTATAGGCGGGAAATGTTCCAACCTTGGTAGTTTTCGGCATCTTCGTCGCGCTCCAGGTGGCGGAAGAGGAGGCGGGCGCCCCCCGGCATGGTCCATTCGTCCCTCTCCCCATTCCACTTCGCACCAATCTTGGGGAAGAGTTGCTTCGTGCGGGCGATCACCTCGCCGAGCTGCTTGTAGGTACGGCGGAAGAACACCCCGATCGCATGCTCACCGTGCGCCGCGGAGTGATCGAGCCAATCCCCGATCATGCCATCGGTCTTTCCCCCACCGCGCGCCCCACCGTAGAACACCTCGAACACGGGGCAGGCGATCATGGCGGTTTGAGGCCCAGCCTGGGGCGCCCAAATTATTGATTGTAAAGGGGATTTAGACAACTAGGTTGACAATTGGGTTGACAATCTACATGATCCGCGGGGGTAGGCCGAGCTGCTGGCGCACGAGCGGATTGGCGAGGTCGCGGGCCGCTTGCATGGTGCCCATGTTGGCTTGGGGCAGCGGCGCATACCCACCCCCGGCGCGGAAGAGGTTCTGGTCCGCGGTCACGGCCTCGGGAGGCAACTGGGCAGTGTCCCAGCGCGGCTCCCAGGGTAGCCCGAGCTTGGTCCGGAGCACCTTGGAGAGGATCTGGGGGTCACTCGACGACTGATCAGGCATTTTGCTCCTCTATCCTCGCATCCAACTTCTCAATATCCACACACGCATCGCGAATTCCGTGCATATCCTGTTGCTCGACCATCAGGAGGAGATAGGCCCACAGCACTGCGCGCTGTTCGACTAGGGTCAAAGTGTCTGTCCCTCATTAATGGGGCCCCCGGGGTTCACTTCTACCCTCTGCGTGATCTGGATAGCCTCGACGGGGGCTTCGAGTGCGCCTGGCGCGTGATCCGCGACCCACGCCTGAGCATTAAGAGCCTTCGCAGGCACCACAGCAACATACGTCTGGACCTGCACCGGAGGACCCACCGGACGAGCCCCATATCCCAACGCTCTCGAACCATGCTCCAGAACCCTCACCGCAAGATTCCCATTCCTCTGGTCCCTCAGCTTCTCGTCCAACACCTCCAGGCTGAGCTGGAGTACACTCTTAAGCCTGTCCTCGATCCCGGCCTTTAGAATCGGATCAATAATCTCCTCTTTCCGGGCCGCCAGCGCTTCCTTGAACGACTCGGAGTTCATGCAGACCGAAAGCCAACTCTCCGTGATCCCGAAATGGCCCGCAATCTCCCGTTGGCTGATCCACGGATCGCTCAGCACCAAATCAATAACCTTATCATGGTTATACCTCACCCTCTGGAGCTGAACCTGTGCCACGACGCGACCACCTCTCGGAGTGATGACTCACTCCGATCATACCCCCGGGTCGCTTTCCACGCAACCCGGCGCCGAATGAGTATATCCCCAAGCCCAAATGGGTAGAATTCCACTCACTATCCGGCTTTGTGAGCACCCACCGGCCCAATCGTAGGCCAGCTACGATACTCCCCACTGATATGCCACATATCACTAGGGTGGGGTGGTGTTGTATCCACGCAACAAAGGGTGGTGGGTTGGGGTGTGGGAGTGACGCTCGGACGCAACAACGGCGCTAGCGCCGTTGTCCTCCGGCCGGGGTGTCTGCGGGGGGCTCACCCCCCGGGGTTTCGCGTACCGGGAATGCGTCTTCGCTCTCCTCTGGTGGGAGTGAGCACTCACATCTCCCTCTCCTCGGGCCGACGGACGGTCGGTCTCGCCAGACTAGCGGTCGGTTTGGCCCGACGAACGGTCGGTGGCCGGTCGGCGTAGTGATTGCTCACTCTCCCCGGAGAGAGTACGATCTCTAGACTGCTGAGAGGTAAATCTAAGGAAGCGAGCCCCACTCCTCCCCTATTCCCGCCATGTCAATCCCCCACTCCCACTAGTCGCTACGCCCCAAAATAGCGTATTCCCCATCCATTCATCCCTATGGGGGACCGGCATATGCCGGCGCAAGCCGGCCGCGTAGATAGTAAGGGTATAGATATTTTTTTTGTTGTAATCTTACAACACTTACATTCTCAGGCCGCCAGCCCGAGCCCGGGAAATGCCCGGGGGGTACAGAGATGAATGGATGGGGAGGAGGGGAGGCTGAGTGGTCTAGGCCGAACGGATGACCCTACAACAGCTCCCCCAACCGACCGTTCGTCGGGTCGGGCTTGATCTTCTCGGCTAGGGGACGATAATAGAGGGGTGGACATGATGATGGGGAATGGGACGTGAGTCAACAGGCAATAGCAGCGGCACCGCGTGGTTCATGGATCAAGACGGCGCAACGTGGCACGCGGTCAACCGTGGGGATAATCAAATTGCACATTGCAAAAGATTGAAAGGGCGATCCAAATGAGTAACGTTGAAAGCAAAGATACATTGATCGTTGACGGTGTAATGTTCAATGTTGAAATTGTTACGAACGAGGGGTCGCTGGTACCGTGGAAAATGTCGGACGGACATGGGCCGGTACGGCAAATATCGCGCAACCCCGCTATTCCTAAGCGTCCAGGTGAACGTTATTTATCAGAACGAGGAGTTAGCGGCGCGTGTCTGTATGACTGGCAGGCAGCTATCACAATTGCATTGCGTGATCACTGGGGACCGGGGGAACGTGCCGCATCACATGGATTAACTCCCCATCAAGTAGCTGCGGTAGCGGTACAAGCGGATTTTGAATACTTGCGCGCATGGTGTAATGACGAATGGCATTATGTGGGAATAGTCGTAACTCACGAGGCAAGCGGGGCACATCGTGAGTTATGGGGAATCGAATCAAACGCTGGCGATGAGTATCTAAACTCAGTAACGCACGACCTTGCGCGCGAATGTATGGATGCGCCGGAATATATGGAATTGATTGCGTATCAGGCCGCGTGTTTTCGAGCGTTAGCGGTTGCTTCGCAATTAGATACGATCCGGGCATTAACAAACGAGAATTGTCCCACAACTATTAGTGCGTTAGCGGAAGCGGCCGAATTGCTGCGCACACTCGCAAAAAGAGGATCAAATGAGTAAGCGTGAAAAGGTACCCGTAATCTATCACATTGACAAGTATGCGCTGCCTGATGTGGAAGTCTTCGAGATGACCGCGCGTGAAGCGGTAGAGTATTGGCAACGCGGCGCCGACCGTAACGAGGTGCAATGATGCGTGTCTATAGCGATCCGACCCGCGAGAATGAAACCTACGCGCTGCCAGACGTGGAAGTCTGGTACCAAGGCGACGCGAAACAGGACAGTGATTGCGACGGTCCGGGGTGGTACTACTGGTTTTGCTTCCCGGGATGCTTGCCCGACTCGGACCCGTTCGGCCCGTACGATACGCAAGCGGCCGCAATTGCCGCAATGCGGGAAATGTGGAGCGATTGATATGCCACATTTCCGGATCAATCACGCGGTGCGCGGGTCGGTGGTGAAGCGTATTGGACGTGCCGACACCCGCGGCCGCGTGCGAACGGGCCGCAGAGTGGCTAAAAAGCCGGTTTGCGGGCATTCTCGCGGGTCAGGTAACGTTGATTGACATACGGCAAGTGAGTGACCAACATGAAACGCCCTATCATGACTGTGATTTAGTGATAGCCACTCGCATGTCGAAACCACGTTATAGGGGAAACAAATGAGGGCCGAACAAAACGCAAAGATTGACGAATTCCTGGATACGCTGCAACTGCATTACGGCGCGACGTTTGTTCCGTTCAGTTTGTCACGCAATGCGAAGTCAAATCCTGGATTGCATGAGTTGTCGCTAAACTGGGTCGTGGGTATTGGTAAGCTTTCACCTATCGATGGCCAAGTGCAACCGGGCGCGCTAGCTACTGACTATCAGCAAGGGATTGCGTACATTCCAGGATATCAACCGTCGATGCGACCAAGTATCCATGACGTTGTGATAGTGCGTCGCGCGTGCGAAACGGGTCGGTATGGCGGAATCATTGCTAACAAACCTATCCCTGCGCCGGCACTGCGTGATGTGATGTACTCACTAGTTCTAGATGCTGACGTGATCGAGTACGCAAATTTCGAGGAATGGGCAGATGGTCTAGGGTTTAATCCTGACTCACGCAAAGACGAGAAGATTTACCATGCGTGCATGGAAGTGGCGTTAAAGTTGCGGCTGCTGATTGGCGAGGAAGCAATCAAAAAGTTGCATGAAGGGCAGTCATCATGACACGAGACCGAGCCGCCCCCAATTCCGGGCTCACCGTCGCCGATGTCCAAGCGATCCGGCGTGCTCTTCGGGCCGGCACAAGCCGTCGGCAGGTGGCCCGCGACTGGGAGCTGAGCCTCCAAACCATCGCTAAGATTGCTCGCAGGGATACGTTTGCCTACATTCCGGATGTGGAGGATGGGCAGGAAGCGGCCCAGCAGGCCATCCCGGTGAGTGCAGCCACCCAGCAGCTCAGGGAGTTCAACTCCAGCGCCCTAGCCGTCCAGCAAGCCGAGCTGGTCGCATCCGCGCGCCGTGTGGCGGAGATGGCGGAGAGCATCAGCAAGCGCATTCCACAAGCCGTCGAGCCGATCAGTGAGGAGGCTCGCAAGCGTCTAGAGGGCTACCGGGGACCGCTCGACCGTCCGTCGGGTGGCGGGGAAGAGTGATTGCAGACTGACAACGGACTATTGGAGACTCACCACATGACAACCACCGCATACCACTTCGTGGGCGACACCCTCCGGGACGGGCGTCCTGTTCCACCCAACGGCACTTGGCTCGAGCACACGGGCCCGATCCAATGGTGCCAGTCCGGGCTGTACTTCGCCCGCGACCCGTTCGACGCCCTACAGAACGCCCCGGGGCCAATCCTCTGCCGCGTGCAGGTGGAAGGGATCGAGCTCGAGGAAACCGGCGGCTTGGGGGCCAAGGGTGTCTGCCGACGCCGCCGGATCATTGAGCGCGTGGACGCCACCGAGATGCTGCGCTACTTCGCGCGCATGCAAGCCCTATCTGCCGTGCACCTGTGGGACGCGCCGGACGTCGTGCTCGACTACCTGATGACGGGCGACGAATCGCTCCGCATTGTGGCTGAAAAGGCGGCGGAGGCGGCGGCGGAGGCGGCGGCGGCGACGGCGGCGGAGGCGGCGGCGTCGGCGTCGGCGGCGTCGGCGTGGGCGTCGCCGGTGTCGGCGGCGGCGTCGGCGGTGGCGTGGGCGGCGGAGGCGGCGGCGGAGGCGGCGGCGGAGGCGGCGGCGGCGGCGGCGGCGGCGACGTCGGCGGTGGCGGCGTCGGCGGCGTGGGCGTGGGCGTCGGCGGCGTCGGCGGCGTCGGCGTCGGCGTCGGCGGCGTCGGCGGCGTCGGCGTGGGCGGCGTCGGCGGCGTCGGCGGCTAACGCGAAGGGATCCCGCAAGTTCTTTGGGTTGTTGGTTTCCGAGTTAGGGTGGTCATGGGAGTGCTGATATGATTCTCATCCTCCTCCTCTTCGCGCTGGGCTATTTTTGGATTGACCTCTAGACGGAGCGCGCTGATGACCTCCTTCACTCCCTACACCGATCGCCGCTTGACCGTAGCGGAGAAGCTTGCCGACGCAGCGGCCTATTTCACCGGCATCATTGACACCGGCTATTGTCTTGATGCCCCTGAGTTGATCCCCGCCGGTGCGTCTTTTGGTAGAGCACTCCCCATCTGCCTATTGAGAGGACAACCATGATTGAAATCACAAAGGAAATCGCCCAAAAGGTGCTAGATACTGTCGATGCTGGATTGGTGTGTGGGGTAGGAAAACCAATCCCCGGCCAAATGTGCGTCGAAGCGGCGGTGTGCTACGCAATGGGGCTACCCCACGGGGATGCGCCGGTTTGTGTTGCGCCGTCGTTGCGGCAATTGAAGCTTGCTCTTAACGATAGTGCTTGGTGGGTAAGTGATCAGAGCAGGAGCAAAGGTTTAAGGCAGCTCGCAGTTGCCCAACTTGATTCGGCGGGAAAATTAGATGAAAAGGACTTTGTGCAAAGACTAGTGCCGCTGGCAAATACGATGGCTGCAAGGGCTTCTAAGAACGCCGCCGCCGCCACCTACTCCCCCTACACTGCCACTGCCCTCGCCGCCCGCGCCACCGCCTCCGCCGCCTCCGCCGCCGTCGCCGCCGCCGCCCGCGCCGCCCGCGCCACCGCCATCTACGCCGCCGTCGCCGCCGCCACCTACGCCGCCGCCTACGCCGCCGCCGCCGCCACCTACGCCGCCGCCGCCGCTGAGGCTGAAAAAGAACTCATCTTTTTTGCCGATGAAGTCGTAAAAATCCTTATCGACATGAAAGCCCCCGGTTGTCAATGGCTCCCCTTGTGCGAGGTATCCCCATGACCAAAGATTTTGGAATTACCAGTGATTGGAATGGTGGAGAGAGCTGGGACAGCATCGATGAGCGCCAGTTGCAGCAGGAGGACTACGCCGATGCCATGCTCATCATCCAGAGGGCCGTGCAGGAAGGCGTCCACCGCCCGCTGACAGTGCTCGAAGCGGCGACGATCGCCGGATTTTGCGGTATTGGGGCGGGAGGTGGGAAATGAGTGGGCTCAAGCCTGGGGTGTTAGCACTCATCCTTGGTGGTGGTCAACACGGCCCAGAATGTTGTGATTGCCATACCGGTAAGATTTGTGTACTGGTTGCACCCACCTTCAATGGTTTCAGGACAATGTCTCTTTGGGAAGTTTCTCCTTTATTGTGTATAAAAACTTCTAGGATTACTCGCCGAGTGGAGGCTTCTCTCCTCCACCCCCTCCCACCCAACGAGGACGTGCGACGCTTCGACGCGATCCAACTCCCCGACCACATGGTGGAGAAGCGCAACCGGGAGTTGGCCAGATGACACTGCCAGAACTACAAAAGATTTTAGAGAATGCGGCGAGCTTTTGTGATTTCGCGTATACACATGGAGTCGAGGAAAAGGATTTTCGAGCCTGCACTTTCTATGAGACCCTTACCTATGCTGCGGAGCAAGTAGAGGGTTGGATGGCCTCTTCGGAGGAACCCAGATGAGCCACACTCCCCTACCCTTTACCACCACGCACACCCTCTGCCTCGGGGATTTCGGCCAGCATGAATTCGAATTCCAGGGCACCTATTACCCTGCTGCGACGCTGGACGAGGACGCGGGGATCGAGCTGTACTCCCTCTCCTTCCTCCAACCCGATGGCACGACGGAAGACTGGACCGGCATGCTCAACCTGCTCGACCCTGAGGTAAAATCCCTCCTAACCGAAAAACTCGAAGAGGAGTTGGACTCATGACAACACTTGAAGAGGCTAATTTTGAAGAGGTGGTGTCCAAACTCTATGTCCAAGTTGACACATTCGCCCGTGCGTATCGTCGGGCAAACAAGACTGCCCCCCAGCGCGTCCCGCTCAGTGTTTCCTTCCCCGCCTTGCGAGATGCATTCGCGAATTTCCTCCTAACCGGCCGTCTGACGGAGCCCAAGCTATGAGTCCCACTCCCGACCTCCGCTCCTTCACCGAAATGGCCCGCGAGGCATGGGCCTGGAGCTGGCTGCTGGCCGGCATCGGGTTCGCGCTCGGCTTCCTGTGCGGCACGGCGATCCTGCTCTCCTTCTTCCTGTCAGGTGGCCTGTGAGCACCGCCGCCCTTGCCGCACTCCAATTCGCCGCTCTCCTCGGCACCAGCCACGAGAGCACTCCCCCCAACGGCACCTGGTGGCAGGCTGACCAGCCCCACTCCTTCAGCTCGCTCGATGGCCCCAGCTACGGATTCGCGCTGGTGGGAAGCCAGTGGAGCTTGACTGCCGAGCGGATGGGCCGTGCCACCAGCCACGCACTCGCCTGCGGCGCCAACGAACCCGCTTGCAGCAGCGGTCGCGTCCCCTACTCCCACTGGAACGGCAGCGAGCAACCGCTAGGCATCTGGGCAGCTTGGGAGCCCCATCTCGGCCCGGTCTTCGCCCAGCTCGGCGCCGGGGCAGTGAAGTCCGAATTCCACATGTCCGTGCCCGATTGGACAGCCGGCGGCCCGCCCCATCCCCTGATGGTGGGTAATACCCAGATTCTCTTCAGCCCGTTGGCGGGCCTCGGTATCCGACTGAGCCCCCACGCCGACCTGCTTGCCAACTGGCGCCTCGTGCGCGCCCAGAACGTTAGCCTCGGACCGACCCAGACCCAGTACCAGGGTCTGGGCTGGAGCGTCTTCAACGTCAGCGTGCGGTGGAGGTTCTGAAGTGGTTGCTCACTCACGGATGGGAAGGGTACACTCAGACCCCTTGCAGAAGCTTCTCCAATCGGATGTCGTGGTGCTCAGTGCGCTGGCTAGGGAGAGCGGGGTGAGTGTGGAATCGCTGACGCGATGGGCAGCGGGGTACAGCCGGGATCGGGGTGGGGAGAGGGCGCTGCGATGGGTGCTCCGAGAGTTGAAGGGGCAGATTGAGAAGGTGCTTGAGGCACCGGTGGTGGGGAGGGAGAAATGTTGATATTCGTGATTGGGGTGGGAGTTGGGTTTGTGGTCGGTGTCGTGGCCTGCCACTACGGAATTATTGAGCTATGACTGAATCCGCGCGGGACTATGGCCTGAGGCAAGCTGTAAAGACTGCTATCGGGGATGCCGCCCTCGCACAGCCCCCGGACGCGAAGGCGGTGGCGTTGGTCAGCATAACCGATGCAGGGTGGGTGCAGTTTTTCGTTCATGGGATCTACATCCAAAGCGGATATGGCGAGGAAGAATTCAAACGTCTTACGGCGCTGGCTGAAAAGGTTGTCGAAGCCGCCGCCCCTCAACCGCCAGCCGGGAAGGGCGAGCCCGTAGCGTTCATGGCCGACGTGGCGAAAGACTTCCTGAACGATTGCACTCAGAGCAAAAAGCTTGCGGAGGAATGGCAGCAATCCGGACTGTGCGTGATCCCTCTGTACGAAGCGCCGCCGGACGCCATCCCCCGCGAGATCCACGAGCGGCTGGTGAGGGATGCGAGGCGGGAGGCGTTGAGGGAAGCCTACGAGGATCTGTGGAACACGGAGCCGGCCGACAGAATGGAGCGGCTCAAGCAATTGGCCTCCGAGCACGAGGGCGGCAAATGATCCACGACTCCGACGACGACCGCATCCCGCCCGGTTGGTGGGGAACCAAAAAGGAGATATGAAGTGAGAAGATTTTTTGCAGTTTTGGTTTTAATGTTGCCCGTCTGGGCAAACGCTCAATTAGCACCATACGTTTGCACCACCGCGATTGGTGGTGGGAGCGGTCCAGTCTATTGCGCCCCAGTTACAGGCTCAACTTCCCCAGACGACTACCAAACAGCAGCCAACGTTGTCTGTAATAGGAGTTTTACCACGGCCGCAAATGCCTCCGGCAACGGTAATAATGGACACTCAATAAATTGGTGCCAAACGGGCATAATAGGGTTTCATTCTTATGCCGCACCAACATTACTAGGGGCTTCTTTGTCCACTCCTCCAAGCGGGTTCTGCGTATCCTCGTGCGACGGTGGAAAGACCGCACTGGAAAATGCATACATTTTTGGGGGGTATAGCACTCCTCCAAGTGGGGCCATCACCTCCACCACATCAGGTATCTCTACTCCCCTTGGTGTACAGTGGACCCCTTTAGCGACAATGGGGTCAACATCGCAAACCATCACAGTGCAGAATGCGGAATATCAAATTGTTGGAAGTATGGTTTTTGCTCAAGCTGATATTACTATTCCCACGGTCGCGGGTTCCAGTTACTTTTCCTTAGAAGGATTACCTCTTCCTCCTGTTTATTCTAGTTGTGGTGGGGGTGGGACTGGATACACTGATACCTTTACGGGTGTCATTACCATTTGCGCAGGCAGCCCTGTCACCGCTTGGCTCTCCTACAACTCCAGCGAATGGTCTCAAGCAAGCAACTTTGTTAACGGAACCAAGGTTCACATGTCGTTTCACTACTTCTGGCAATAAGGACTCAACCATGAAAACCCTCCTCACAGCACTAATCCTCGGCCTCCTCTCCACCGTCGCCCACGCCACCGACTACAACATCGGCCAGTGCCCGGCAGCACAACAAGGCACCCTCACCAACTGCAACTTCTTGAGCGCCGGCCCCACCGACTCCCCCTTCAGCGATACCGTCACCTTTCTGCTGGGCAACTGGACGGAAAGCAACGGGGTTCTGGCCTACACCTCCAGCCAAGCGGTCACGGTCATGGATGGCAGTCTTCATGTTGGCGGAGGACGTGGCGGCGCCATCCATGTCTACTACTACACCATCATCGACAGCGCCGAAGTAGATGGGGTGCCCATGAATCCGCCCTCGGCAGGTGCAACGGGCGCTGCTGCCCATACGTGGACGCTGCCCGGCAGCCTCGCCGCCGGCTCACACGTGATTTCGGTCACTGGCCACCGAATCTCCTTGGCCGAGTGGCTTGACCCGGGCTGGCACGCAGCCGTGTTGGGAATCCAGTACACACTGGAGCCGATGCCCGCGCCCGCACCCTCAACGGTTCGCGAGGAGTAATTCGATGAGACAATGGCTGCTGTTAATCTCGATGCTGGGGGCAGCAGCCATTGCCCCCGCCCACCAAGTCACCCTTGAGGAGTGTCCGCAGTACACGCAGATTGCTGCCTCCATCATGGGCGCGCGCAATCACGGCATTTCCGCAACCGACCTCGTCCCCGCCGTTATGCAGGCGATCACGGCGTGCCAACAGGCGGCCGACTGCCCGATCAAGGATGCCGAGGACACCAAACGGGTGATGAACTTCGTCAAGCAGACCTATGCGCTCGAAATATCCGGCACACAAGAGATCGATATCGAGGCCAGCGCGGCCAACATCGAGCACCAGTGCGAGGTCAAGGCGGGGGCGGTGGACAAGAGGATGACCCCGGAGCTGGGAGTGCCCTCAACGGGCAAGCAGGTGGAGGGATAATGAAATTACGGTCATTTTGGCAACGGCTTTTTCAACCCGGGCCTGATGCATTAGCTCAGCTACGTAAGTTGGAACACGATGCTTGGTGGGCAAATTTTGCTTTGATCTGCGCCGAGAATGGAGAGAAAAGCTTGGCTGAGACCATCGTAAAGGCCCACCAAAAGGCTGAAAAAGAGGACAGATAATGCGCGAGGATGGAGGGCCGGCATTCCCGGCCGAACCCCTGCCCGACCGAATCGCCTCGCTCGCCCCCACCCCGGAGCCACTAAGCGATGCCGAGCTGGCCGCCCGCCTAGCCGCCCTACGCGGCTCGCGCAACAGCTTCATGGCGGTCAATAAGGCTCGCACGCCCAAGAAGGCCAAAGCCGCCCCCACCCCGGAGACACCTGATGAAAAAGATCCCACCTCCCCCGCAGCGCACTGATGTCTGCTCCAATTGCCGCCACGCGGAGGCGACCTCAGGCACCAAGCAACGAGTGTTCATTTGCCGTCGCTTCCCGCCCCCACCCCAGATCGTCCCCAACGGGCGGGGCGGAGCACAGGTGGTAAGCCCGTTCCCCGAGATGGGTGCGGATCAGTGGTGTGGGGAATTCACTTCCCTGCGCCCCCTGGCGAGGCTTCAGTGAGCCCGTTGCCATATCTCCTGAGTCCGCATGAGCAGGGCAGCGTGGGCTGGTTCGCCGATCGCGCCGGCCGCGTCACCGGCTCCATGGCGGACGCAGTCACGGCCGAGGGTCGCAAGGGTGGGGAGGCAGTCACCCGCCGCAATTACCGCTACCAACTCGCCTGCGAGCGCCTGACCGGCCGCCCGATCCTGTCCGACTTCACCAACTCCCACATCGAGCGGGGGCGGGCGCTGGAGGGGGAAGCGAGGCAGCGCTACGAGCAGGCGACCAGCGCGCTCGTTCGCCAAGCCGGGTTCGCCTATTGGAGCGAGCTACCCATCGGATGCTCAGTGGATGGCTTCGTGGGGGAGAACGGCTTTGTAGAGATCAAGTGTCCCCTGCCCGCCATCCACATCGACTACTTGGAGGCCAACCGCGTCCCCCCGAACTACATCCGCCAGGTCCTCCACAACATGCTGGTGACGCAGGCCGATTTCTGTGACTTCATCTCCTTCAACAAGGAGCTGCCCGAAGACCTCCAGCTTTTCGTTTACCGGGCGGAGCGCTCAGTGTTGGCCCAGGACCTGCGCACCTACCGCAGCCTGTTGGAGGAGTTCCTTCGAGAGGTGGACGTCCTGACCAAGCACTTGAGTCACCTAGGCCAAACAAGGAAACCGAATGTCGCCACTGCTGGGCACTAAAACACTCCTCTTCGGGGACATCGGCACGGGCAAGACCCGCGCGATCGAGACATTGCTCGCCGCCGGCCTCAAGCCCCTGTGCATCTTCACCGAGCAGGGGTATGGAGTGCTGGGGGAAGCCCTCAAGGAGAAGGTGAGCTGGGTCTACGTGAAGCCCATCAAGGGCTCCCTGGAGGACTTCCGCAAGCAGGTGGAGGCGATCGGGACGAAGGATCAAGCCGAGCTGGGTCGTGAGCGGGACAAAGACCGTTTCGTCAACAGTCCCCTTGACCTAATCGGCAAGACGATGGAGAAGTTTGTTGACCAGAATGGGCGGGACTGGGGTAACATCGACGACTGGGGGACGGGGATCTGCTTCGTGGTGGACTCCATGACGGGCCTGACTGATGCCATCTGGCAGAACACCAGCGGCCGCCGCGCGCTCCTCGACAAACCCGACTACATGATCGCCCAGACGCAGCTCAAAAACCTCCTAGCCATCCTGTGTGGCCTGCGCTGCCACGTACTCGTGATCGCACACGCGGAAAAGGAGATCGACCCGCTCAACGGGGGCATGCGCATCACCCCCGCACTCCCCGGCAAAGCACTCGCTGGGGTCATCGGCCGCAGCTTCGACGAGGTGATTCTCGCGCAGCGCGCCGGCAACAAGTTTGATTGGACGAATGTGGCAGATGGGGCGCTCTCCAAGAAACGCTACCTCTCCTACGCGGCCAACCAATCCCCGGCTTTCGGCCCGCTCATCGAGGCGTGGAAGAAAGCCGGTGGTCTGATTGAAGCAATTTAACCAGGAGTCTATGAGATGACGTTCGACCTTGAAGCATTCAAAGCAGCAGCGCTCCACGACGCAACGCCCGACCAGTACAGTGCCAAGCCGGTGGGGGACTACGGTGCCCAGATCATGGGAGCCGAGATCGCCGGTGGTGGGGAGAACTCCAACGGGCCTTGGGTCCGCTATGAGCTGAACCTCCACTTCGACGACGGCGACCGCAAGCGCATCAGCCTGTTCCCCCGCTTGAACGAGTCCGGTACCGCGCTGCACTCCGATCCTAACAAGAACATCGTGCTGGGGGAGCTGCGCACGGCGATTGGGAAGAACACTCCCGGCAGTAAATTCCAATGGAGTGATCCCGAGGGTCACCATGTGATCGTCACCCTGGGCCACCGTCTGGACAACAACGGTAAGACCCAGGAGCAGATCACCCATTTCCGGAAGGGGTAGCCGATGGATTCCATGATGAAGGAAGTCTTCCGGATGGTGCCTTGGTGGATGCGGATGCTCTATGTTGTAGCCTCTTTGGGCAGCATGGCGTTTGCAGCCTGCGTTGCCTACATCGTTTGGCACTTCGTCCAGAAAGTTTGGTGAACCCATGCCCACCCAGCGCATCTACCACGTCGAGATGTATCGCAATGGGGAGGAGGTGGTGGAGCATTTGGTCGAGGCGGTCTCCAAAGCCGCAGCGGCCCGCCACATCGTCGAAGCTTACGGCACCGTCCACATCGCTAGCCAGCGAGATATCGCGCGGCTGGTGGGACTGGGAGTGCCGGTGGAGACAATGGGAGACAGTGCCCCCATTGCCGGGGAGTAGCCAGCCGAACTCAGGCCCGGTGGGAGCCTGTACCCGAATCCCACCCTTTTCACCAGGAGCCTAGATGACCACCGAAGAACGGGCCGATGCCACTCGCGCGATCGAGGAAATCCTCGCCCACCGAGCCCACCTCGCGCATGATGAGCGCACGTTCGTCCACCTGATGCAGCGGGCGCTGGAGTCGGGCCGCTCCGTCGCCCCCGCAGAGCTGTGCATGCTCGACTCCATTTGGGATCGAGTGGTTAGGGAGCACACTGATGCTCGGTGACCTGATCCTCCTCGCCCTCTACGCCTTCGGCATCACTTGGGTCTACCACTGGCCCATCTGGTGGCGCTCCCACACTCCTCGCCTCGGCCCGGGCCAAGTCTTCAAGGTCCTGCCAAAGCGGTGGTGGCAGAGCAAGGCCCGGTGGGTGCCCGTCTACCACCCCACCCCCATGAAGGCGATGGGGTTCACCCCCGAGGACATCGGCCTGCTGTTGAAGTACAAAATCCGCTGGACCAGTGTCGAGCAGGCCAAGAAGGTGCTTGAGCAAATTCGCCGAACGGAGCCGAGATGATTGAGATGGAGCGTAATTGCGCGTGCGGGCGGGGAGCCCACATCCGCCTCAAGCCAGAGGACTTGGAACAATTTCGCGCAGGATTTATGTGTGTCTGCGGCTCCTCCGTGACCATGCCCGACAAGGATGCCTGCCCCGCCTGCGGCGGCTCGAAGTGGCGCTACGATCTCCAAAAGGGCTGGCTCCGCACCTGCTGCTCCGGCAAGCGCGGTCCCGCCGCCCCCTCCCTCTGCCCCATGTGCAAATCCCGCCCGCACGCCGAAGACTGCGGCCTGTGGTCTCCCTACACCAAGGAACCATCCCCATGAACCTCACCCATCCCGAGTGGATGCGCTACGCGGAGGTCTTCCAGCGCCACCTACGCGCCTACGTCCCCGACCCGATGGACTCCGAATCCATCCAGCAACTCGTGGATCTGCTCTGGCGCCAAGGCCCAGGCAGCTACCAACGCACCATGCGGCGCAGTGACACCCTCGGCGCTGCCACCTCCTCCCTCTCCCTGATCGAATGCATCTATGAGCGAATCGAACGAGCTGCCCGGACAGAATTCCTCATCGCCGAGCACTCCGCCCAGGATGGAGGTGCTGGGGGAGGGACCGATCCCGGCCCGGATTCTAGTGCTGGGGGAGGCGCCTGGAGCGAATGAAGAAGTCCAAGGCCGGCCATTCGTCGGCGCCGCGGGTGCCGAACTCACCAAGCTCCTCCGGGAAGCGGGCATCGCGCGGAAGGACTGCTACATCACCAATGTCCTCAAAACGCGCCCCGCGCAAAACAAGCTCAACACGCTCGTCAGCTTCAAAAAGAAGCTTCCCGCGGGTTGGCAGTGGGTCGCCTCCCTTGGTGGAGGAGCACAACTGGGATTCCACCCCACCGTCGCCGATTCCCTCGATCGCCTTCAAGCCGAACTTGCCCAGGTTCAGCCTGCGCTTATCATCGCCCTCGGAGGTCTGGCTCTTTGGGTGGTCACCGGCCGACTCGGCATCTCCAACTGGCGAGGTTCGCTGTTTGAATCTCCATTTGGATCAATCCTGCCTACCTATCACCCTGCGGCTATACTCCATCAGTGGAGCTGGCGGCCATACGTTGCGCGCGACCTTGCACGTGGGTGTGACGCCTTAGCGAACGGCATCTGCAAGCCGACCTTCAACTTCACCACCAATCCCACTCTGGAACAAGTCCATGTGCAACTCAAAATACTTAGAATGGAGATTGAACAACGACCCCGGCTTCTCTCCATTGACATCGAAACCCGCCGCGGCCAAATTGACTGCATTGGGATTGGCTGGTCCGCAACCGCTGCTCTTTGCATCCCCTTCTGGTCCCGTGCCCGCTCTAACTATTGGACCGAATTGGAGGAACAAGCTATTGTTCGGGCACTTAGGGAACTTCTCACCCACCCCAACGCTCGCATCACCGGACAGAACTTTAGCTATGACATCCAGTACATCTGGCGCCAATGGGGCTTCAAGCCTCGACTGGCCTTCGACACAATGCTTGGTCATCATGTACTGTGGCCGGGAACTGACAAGGATCTCGCTACCCTCTCAAGTCTCTACTGTGAGTATCACTCGTTCTGGAAGCAAGAGTCCAAAGAAGCCGACGAGCGAGAAGACGACTTGGGACGATGGAACTATAACTGTCGAGATTGCGTAGCTACCTGGGAGATCGCGCAGCATTTAACGCGGCTCGTTAAGCAGGAAGGGTTGGAGGACCAATGTGTCTTCCAGCACCAAATGTGGTGGCACACCCTCGACACCATGATCCGGGGAGTGCGGACCGACGCGGCGACCAAGCGGGGACTGGCCGTCGAGCTGCGCGCGGAGATCAAGCAGCGCGAGGAGTGGATGGAGAGTATCCTCGGCCATCCCTTGAACATCCGCTCCCACAAGCAGCTTAAGACCCTCTTCTACAAGGACTTCCGCCTCCCCCAGATCAAAATCCGCACGAAGGAGGGGTCAAAGGTCAGTACCAACGAGGAGGCGCTTAAGCAGCTCGCTGCCCGCACTCCCCTTGTCCGCCCGCTGGTGCAGCGCATCCTGGAGATCCGCTCCCTGGGCGTCTTCAAGAGCACCTTCGTGGAGAGCAAGCTCGATCTCGACGGCCGCATTCGGTGCAGCTACAATGTCGGTGGGACCGATACCTTCCGCCTCTCCTCCAGCCAGAACGCGTTCGGTTCGGGGATGAACCTCCAGAACGTGCCCGAAGGTGGGGAGAGGAAGGGCGAGGGCATTCCCCTAGTCCTGCCCAACATCCGCAAGCTCTTCCTACCCGAAGAGGGCATGGAGATGTTCGACATGGACCTGTCGAGCGCGGACTTGAGGGTGGTGGTGTGGGAGGCAGATGAGCCCGAGCTGAAGGCCATGCTGGCCGCCGACCTAAATCCCTATGTGGAGATTGCCAAGGAGTTCTACAATGACCCAACCATTACCCGAGACCACCCCCGCTACCGCACCTTCAAATCCTTCGCCCACGCTACGAATTACCTTGGAACTCCAAGTGGACTTGCCAAACGACTTGGGTTGGGTGTTAAAGAGGTTGAACGCATTCAAGCTTGGTACTTTGCTCGATTTCCAGCAATCCCCACATGGCAGTCTCGTCTCAAGTCCGACCTTAACTCCACCCGAACAGTCCGAAATGCTTTCGGATATCGCCGGTACTTTTTTGAGCGGATGGAGGGGAACATCTACAATCGAGCTGCTGCCTGGATCCCCCAGTCAACAATCGGCTTGCTCATCAACCACATCTGGGACAGGATCGCCGTCGAACTCCCCGCCGTCCAGATCCTCCTCCAAGTCCACGACTCCCTCGTCGGCCAATATCCAATCGCCGACGCCCCCACCTACCGTCGAAGACTTGGAGAAATTGGGGCGAGCACCCCAATCCCGTATCCTGAGCCTTTGAGAATTCCGGTGGGGGTTAAGGTGTCGGAGAAGAGTTGGGGGGATTGTGCCTAGGAGGCTGGATGACTGGGTGAAGTCCTATGTGGACTACTCCAGTTTCGGGGAAGCCCCAACCCGGATGCGCTTCTGGTGTGCCTGCTCTGCCATCGCGGGCGCCCTGCGTCGCAAGGTGTGGATGCACTTCCCCGGCTACGACTGGTATCCCAACCTCTACATCGTCTTCGTGGCGAAGCCGGGGGTGGTGGCCAAGAGCACCACGACGGATGTGGCGATGCAACTCCTGCGTGCTGTTCCCAAGATCCGCTTCGGCCCCGCGGTCGTGACGTGGCAGGCTCTGGTGACCTACTTCGCCGAGGCGCGGGAGACCTTCCTCCACAATGGGGAGCTGCTGACCATGAGCCCGGTCACCATCCACTCCAGCGAGTTCGGCAACCTGATCGATCCACGCGACCGCCAGATGATTGACATGCTCGTCCACCTCTGGGATGGGAAGCCGTTTACCAAGGTCACCAAGAACAGCGGCACTGATGAGGTGGTCAATCCGTGGATCAATGTGCTGGCGGCGACGAACCCGGAGTGGATCGCGGCTAACTTCCCGGAGTACATGATCGGGGGCGGGTTCGCCTCCCGCTGCCTGTTCGTCTACATCGCGGAGAAGGAGCGGTACGTGGCCTATCCGGAGGCCCAGACGGGGTTCGAGGGATTGCGGGAGGACCTGATTGCTGACCTGACCCACATCAGTGAGTCCATAGTTGGTGAGTACTCACTCACCCCCGAGGCCAAAGAGTGGGGATCGGCTTGGTATGAGCGCCACTACCGGCAAGAAGCGCTGCTGATGGACTCCAGTCGCTTCGGAGGCTACATCGCCCGCAAGCAGACCTTGGCGCACAAGGTCGCCATGATCCTGGCGGCGAGCCACACGGATGAGTTGGTGATCTCCCGGGACGATCTGGAGACCGCGGTGAGCATGCTGAGCGATCTGGAGGCCGACATGCAGCTCGTCTTCGAGAAGATTGGGATGAGCGCGGAGGCGCTTCAGAGCGAGCGCCTGTCCCAGATGGTGGTCAAGCGGGGGGCCATCCCCTACGCCGAGCTGTACGCCTGGGCCAAGCGCTACTTCCCCCGCAAGTCCGAGGTCGAGGATATCATTGCGATGGGGGCAGCGTCAGGGCACTTCTGGGTGGACTACCGCACCGACCCGGCTAATCCGATGGTGCGGGCGGGGGCGGAGAAGAAGGCGGCTTTCTAGGCGGCTTGCGGCGGCTCTCCTCGTGCCAGGCGAGGACGAGGTAGACTGCCGACATCATTAAGCAGACCACGCAGCCGAACAGGAGGGTGAGGCACAGGAGGGCGACGGCGGGGTCGTTGCTGCTCATACCTCAAAGACCTCTGTGCCGAGCCGCACCAGTCCGGCCTCTTCGTCCAGCACGGTCACCGTCTGGGGCTCCAGCAGTCTGCCCCTCCAGTAGCGCGCGAGGACGAACCCCGACCGCCAATTCTTAGGATTATCCTCCGTGTAGTCCTGAAACTGCGGCCCATAGGGCGCCGCCATCGTCCCGCAGTCCACCCCCCACCGCGTCCCGTTGTAGTCGGACAGAGGAGTGACCCGCTGGCTGTGCAAGTGGCCAGTAATGGTGGTACGGCCCGCCCAGAGCGTGTTAGTGTGGGTCGCATGAATCCCACCCTTGAACCGGTGCTTGATGACGCAGTCGTCGTTGATGAAGAGGGACCAGCCAGGTTTCCAGGCCGGGAAGTGACTCTTGAGCGTGAAACCATCCACGTTCTGGAACTCGGGTGCGTGGGCGGCGAGGAAGGTCTCATAGCGGGCGTCGTGATTCCCCAACAGCCAATAGAGCTCCCTCGTCCCGGCGGCCTCTTCGATCTCCCCCGTGCGTTCATCCACTACGCGCAGCTCTTCGGCCACCGTCGGCTTGCTATCCCAGCCGATCCGTGGGTGCCGGCTGATGGTCGAGCCATCGAACACATCCCCATTCAGCACCACCATGGCCGGGCGGATCTCCCGGCACATCTTGACGAAGGCGCGGTGGGCGGCGGAGACCACGCCGGGGAAGTAGTGGCAGTCGGAGCCTATCAGGATGTAGCCATCGGTCAGGTGCTTCTGGATGCGGCCCTCGATGGATTGGGTACGGCGCATCCCGCTCTCGAAGATGGGCGTCGCGCGATCGGCAAGATAGCCCGCATGGATCGCTTTCCTGACTAGATACTCAACCTTGTACTCCGGCAGTCCCAACTCCCGCGCCGTATGCTTGGGGCCGAACTCCCTGTAGAGCTGGGCCGCGTGGCGGATCTGGGCATCGGTGATTGTTCTACGAGCTGGCATTGGGAGCCTGCTGCTTGCGGGAGGGTTTGGCTGCTATCACGGTCAACTCCTTCACCATTGCGCGGGGGATGTGGTTGCGATCGCCGAAGTAGTACTCCCCATCCGTCTCCCGGAACACACTCCCCCCAGTGAGGTAGTGGTCGCGGGTCTTGTGGATGAGAAAGCCCACCGTCGTGACCTTGGTGCGCTCCTCCTTGATCTCGGACACGGGCTTGAAACCTGTGTCCCCTGACGCGTCCAACCAGACTATTCGGACGAGATCGTAGGGGATGGGTTTGTCGGCGGGGACTGGCTTACCTGTCTTTGCCACTGTCTCCATGACCTCACCTGCTCCCATCCGAGGATGGCTGTGCCGAGCACCGCGGCTGTGTCGGATCGGTCTGGCACAGCCGGACAGTCAGCGCTTGCAGGATTGCCTCCACCTGGCTGTCCGAGGGCTCCTGCATCAGCGATTGGGGCGCTGGTGGCGGGGGCGGGCACACTGGCGGAGCGATTGGGGCTTGGCTTGCGCATGAGCAGAGTAGTAATGGCATCAGCCATCGACTTGACTTGAGCATCATTGGCATCGGAAATCTCCTGAGCGGTTTGCTTATTGCGGTCGGCGGTCTCTTTGGCCTTGACTTCGGCCTGTGCGGTCGCCGTTTGATACTGGCTGATGGTCAGGCGCAGGGTGAGGATCTGCGTATGCTCAACGTACCCCCAACCAGCGAGTAACAGCACGAGCAACCCAACCCCGCCATAGAGATAACTCATCACTGGTGGTCTCCTCGGTCCCGATCTCGCACGGGATCGAATCTTCGAGCGGCAGCGACGGCTGTAATGATAAGACCAAGAGCAGTGCCGCTAGCAATAAGATCAGGAGCAACGCCGTGAGCAATGTAGTTATGTAGAGGCACACCAATATTGGAAAGAGCACCCAGCGCAGCAATCCCCTCCGCCACGTTGAAGTCTCCATTGGGGTCACGAAAGGCGTTGACAAGGGGAGTCCAGTTCATATCGGGTCAGCGATCGTCAGGGTGAAGGAGTCCAGGCCAGTGCACCATCGGGTGAACAGGGCGAAGGCGTTGCGGGACATGATGATGGCGCGGGCGGATTTGAGCCAGCCAAGGGACAGGCCGCACAGAAAGCAGCCGTCGGAGTCCACTTGGGGCAGGTTGCCGGGGTGGCAGAAGAGGATTCCAGTGTGGCCGGGGACGTTCTGCACCTCGAAGGTGTCGAACTTCTCGCCGGTGGGGATGGTGTGGATGCCGCGCTTGCACTCCCACACTCCCGCGGCCACTTTAGGGAGCCAGAGGCCTGCTGCATTCTGGTAGCAATGCTCCCCCGTCCACATCATATGCCCATCGTCGTTGAAGATCTCCGCGAAGGAGCCACGCGGCCCGACCTCAACCCGCTGGGCAATCAGGGAAGCCATTTGTGGACGGCATGGGTGATGCTGGAGGCCAGGACTGCGGCGATGACGCCGAATGCCCACTTCGCGCCGCGCACTTGGTTGATCTTATCGAGGACGGCATCGAGTTTGGCGTTCGCCTTGGCCATGTCCAGCTCAAGCCGATCAACCTTCTCAACAAGCTTGCCGTAGTCCACCGGATCAATCACGTTGTCAGCCCCGGCGACTCCGGTGGGTTGGGCTGCAGTGGGGTGGTGGCGACGGATTGCGGAGTGGTCTTTGCGGATTGCAACAGGTCCGTGAGCGCCGACTGCGCGACGTGGGGATTGATCCCCGCGAGGATCTTGAACTGGAGTGCTCGGACCATTTCATCGATCACGGCAGGGGACAGGTTTGTTAGATCCATCGCGTATCTCCGGAGGGTTGCATGGGGCAGCGTAGCTGGAAGGGGGGAGGGAGTCAAGTTTGCAAGTGCCCACTTCACGGGGCTTAAGAAATCGCTCCATAGATGGTGGCGCTGCCGTGATTGTTGGCGGCGTGACCGTTCAGGTTGATGGCTTTGCCGGCGGCGCCCGTGGAGCCCGCGGAGCCGTTTGCACCGGCGCCAGCGCCACCTGCGCCGCCAAGGCCACCTCCGCCACCGCCCGCACCACCCGTGCCTCCCGAGCCGCCCGCTGCGCCGCCCGCATTGCCCGCAGTACCACCAGTGCCCGCAGTCCCGGTCCCATTCCCATTGTTGCCACCCGTGCCGCCGGTCGAAGACGTGGCCGATGGAGTGGTTCCGGCCGTGCCATCAGCACCGGTGCCGGTGTGGGTGCCCGCAGTCCCGCCTGTGCCTGCGCCAGCCCCACCACCGCCACCGCCCGAGCCCGGTGCGTTGGTGCCGGTGAATCCACCCCCGCCCGCGCCGCCTCCGCCACCGCCACCGATGATCCCGGTGAAGCCGGTATAGTCCACATCGATCTGCTCGTTGACCGCGTTTCCGCCAGCACCACCATTGCCGCCGTTGTTGGCCGCTCCGGTGCTGGCGTTCGCACCATTGCCGCCCGCGCCACCCGCTCCGAAGATATTCCCCGCGCCGGTAATCTGGATTGTGCTGCCAGTCGTCCAGCCCGTGCCGGTGTCCACCGCTGCGGTACCAGTGCTGTTCGACCCTTGGGTCACTCCGCTGTTGACAGTCAACGTGACGAAAGCCACCGCTGTCGGACTGCCAGCAGCGGTGAAGATGTTGTAGGGAGTGGTGGTGCTTGCGGAGATCGTCAGTGAGACAATCACCGACCCACTACTTCCCATCATCGCCTGCTGACCGCCAGCCATTTGCTCCGCCCGCCTAGGTCAGATTCGAACCAGCCACGACCCAGTTGTCGTTTACGATCTGATAGAGAGTGCACTGGCCAATGGAGTGCAGGACGCGCGCACCGGTGCTGGCAGTGCCCGCCCACGCAAGTGTCACGCCGCCCGCCGGGGAGATCGTAATGTTGCCTCCGCCATTTGAAATCACCACGGAGATGAGTGCCCCTTGGGGAAATGCAACGCTCGCATGGGTGGGGATAGTGAGTGTCCACGCGCTACCCGAAGCCTGCGTGATGGCTTTGCCACGATCGGTCAGGGCGAGGGTGTAGTTCCCACTTTGAGGATTTGGCGGTGCATCCCTCATTCCCACTTCGTAATACGTCCCGGCCGCGTCAAGATTAACCGAGGAGACGCTATTCCCACTCAACTTGAATCCAGCAGCAGCGCCCGTCAAGCTCAACCCGATGATGCCTGAATCGCACCGGATGAACATATCGCCAGTTGAATCACCGGCCATATAGGCACCGGCGGATCCAGACACACCAACGTATGCCTTAACGGCCGCATTGATAGAAAGGTCAAGAACGGGGGAAAATCCAGTAGGGGAATTGATTCGGACTTGTGAATCAGCGGTAGAAGCCTGCTCAAAAGTAGCAGTGTAAACAGCACCCGTTGCTGTTACCGACATTCCGGTTGAGCCGGAAATGCCGCTGACGGACAGTGCGGTTCCGGCACTAGCTGGGGCGTTGATTGTTACGCCCGACCCGGTAACGAGAATAGATTGAGTCCCGCTGATTGCGAGAGCGAGCTGATTGGTGGCCGGCGCGTAGAACCCGGTCCCGGCTGCACCGAAATTCAGCGAAACCGGGTTCACTGCCCCAGCAGGCAGTGTGAAAGTGCTCCCACTCGATGCAGCAAGGATGACCCAATTCCCCGTCGAATTGACCGACCCCCACTCCGTCGTGTTGGTGGCGAATCCGAGGGTGTTTGCCGCGGGCAAGTAGATCCCATTCACCGGCACCGTCGAGCCGTTCGGGATGAAGGCCGGGGCGGTGATGGCTCCCCCACTAAAGGTCGTCCCCGTCGCCGTCCAGCTTTGCACCACCGACCCGTTGACCGCAAGGCCGATAGTATGGGCAGCGGTCAGGAAGAGTCCATCCATCGTGCCGCTGGGACTGCTGGTCGTGGTGCCGAACTGGAGATTTTTGATCCCATCGATGAGCTGATTGGCCATGTGCAGCGGGCCGGTCATGCTCATCTGGCCATCTCGGGTCACGGTCAGCGACAGGCCATTGGCGATGTCGTTGAGCAGCGCGTTGACGTTCGCGGAGACGATCAAGGTGTTGGGCTGATAGGGATACGCGCCCACATTAAGAACAAAGGTCCCACTCCCGTTGAATGACATATCTAGTCTCCGGATTCCTTCGGTGGAATACTCTGCCCTTGGGCATATGGTTGGGTGTAGGCGCGGAAGAGTTGCGTCAGGGCATCGAGGCGGGGATTGATCTGCGCAGCTTTCCGCAACTCTTCGATCGTCGGGGCGCTGTAGATGGAATTTTGGATCTTGGCTGATGGCCCACCGTAGATGAACTCCCGCCAACCACGCCCCTCTGCTCCCATTGGGAACATATGACCGATCGGTAGGCCAAGCCCTTCGGCTGCGGCGGCGATATGACTTGTCTCCTGCGCGCCAGCCGGTCCCCGCGCTATCAGATCTAAATCCTGAAGCTTGCTGCTAGGGGCGAGATTTTGCAGGAGCTGCGTAGCAGCGGCGCGGGGACCTGTAACGGACATTGGCACTCCTACGTGCTGTTGGAGCGCGGTAGCCAGGTCTAGTGCGGGACCTTGCTGGTTGCGGATCACGTCTTGGATTTTTGTGGCGCCTGGAGCGGATGCAGCCGATACACCTTGCTTGTAAATGGCGGTAGTGGGTGGAAAGGGTTGCCAGCCAAGAGTTGGGACTGCACTAGTCTGGGCAGCCTGTTCGACAGCTTCGGGGGTAGGTTGTGGGATGCGCTGGTTGGCAAGCTGCTCTTCCGTGCGGGAGAGAGCTTCACGCGCTGTTGCGGAGACTTTACCGCCCGGGTTCACGACGGCTTTCAGTCCTGCGAGACCAACACCCGGAGCCAAGCTCCCTGCAATGCGGCCAACCCGAGCCCAGAAGTTGTTGTTAGAACCCTGGTCCATATGCTGGCCGACTTGTTGACCCGCCTCACCTGTTAAACCGCTCACGGCACCTGTGACAAGCGCGGCAGGTCCAAGACCTCCAGTAAGTGCCGTTCCCCCAACACCCTCACCTGCCGATCGCGCATACTTACCAGCAGTCGTGAGCGGTGAGGAGTCGATCTGGGAACGCAACCAGTTGGTTGCGGTGTCGAGCATCCCTTGGGCTGGAGGCTGGGGAGTATTGGGTAATTGAAGATCGGCGAGGTTTGCTGCACCCATCGGGACGCCGGTTGCGAATTGTTTGCCTACATCCCTAGCGATAACGGACGGGCTGCCCAAATGTGCTTGAAGCATTTGAGGCGTGACGCCCTCATCGACGAGGTAGTCTTTGCCGTTGAGGGTGATCGTTGGCATGAGCTACTTCGGAATGGCGATTTGACCGCGCATGTCAACCGCGTTCGGCTTAGAAGTGGGAGCAACAGTTGGTTGGGGGAGGAAACTTTCTCCCGTACCAATTGGAGCGATCATATCGGGTGTTACGCTGTAAGGGGTGAAAGTTCCCGACAGACCTTGCGCGCGAGCATGCCCCTCAAAGTTCTGCATCCGCTTATTGTGGGTGGCAACTTGAGTGTTTCCGTAGATCTCTGCGTTGTGCGCAATCTGCATGAAAGCAGGATTGGTCACATCGAGATTCGAGGCATTGGCCTCCCGCAGCCAATTGGCTTCCTGCGTCGAGAGGCGTCCTTGGAACCCAGCTGTTCCCTTCGCCATGCCGATGAAGCTCAAAGAGAGTTGGTGGGCGAGTTGGGTGTATGTGGTACCTTGGGGCAATGGGAAGCCGAGTAAAGCGCCCCAACGTTGGAGTTCAGCTCGCTGAAGGGCTTGTGGCCCCAACTGCGCTTTGGGAATGATTTCCTGGAGGGCCTTACCGGTGGCGGCGAGGTTGCCAGCGCTGATCGCGTCGCCTTGCCCACTCTCAGCCGCCTTCAAACGGTCTTGAATGATGCCCATTTGGGTTTCCTGGACTTTGCGGGTCATCATGGTGGAGAGCGGGTTTTCGGCCACGGGCTCCCAAACATTTGTGCGGGGGTTCAGGCGTTCGAGGACACCGTTTTGCATACGAGTTTGGGATTCGCCGGGCGCTTGTAGATTGCCACCAGCGAGCCCGGTATTGTTGGCGTTCGCCACGAGACCAGCAGGTGTTGCAACCTTGGCGCCCTCTCCATAGACGGAGCGTGCGTTCTCCGCAGCGTTTGCCGTTTCTCGGTTGCGTAGTTCACCAATTAACGGGAGGAGTTTGTCCGCCTCTGCCATCGTCGCGGGAATACCACTCGCCTTCATCTGCTTATAGGAGGCAAGAGCTTGATCACTCGTTAAACCGGTAGGAATTGGGCTTTGTGGGGCTTGGCCGGTGGGCTGGCCTTGAAGCATTGAGGCATTTTGGGGGGCTGGGCCTCCACCAAGCGTTTGCGCCGCCGCGCTCTGGGCTGCATTCTGTTGACCCTGATATTTCTGCATGATATCGCGCAGGTTGGCGTTTGATGCACCAAGACCGCTTGCGCCGGCTGCTGTGTTGGCCAGACTGGCGAGGTATTGAAAGGCCGATGGTTTGACGTAGTGGTTTGGTGCGCCACCGCCTGTCTGGATCGTCTGGCCTTCAGGCACCTGCATACCACGTTGGAGCAGTGCTTGCGCGAGCGCCCGTTGGAGCGCGGCTTGGTCGAGGCCAAACTGCACATCCGCAGGAAGCTGCGTCACCTGTTGTTGATTTGTGGGAATATTCTGGGCAGCGAAAAGATCAGCCATTCTGTTGTCCTAGCATCTCTCGCAGGGCGAGGGAGAGCATGGGGTTGGAGGTGGGAGATTGGCCAAGGGCTTGGTAGGAGATGGGGTTGACGTGCTGGGTGGGCTGGACTCCGGTGGGTGTGCCGGCGCTCAAGGGGGCGATGCCACCCGCAGTCCCACCACCATAGCTTCCTGGTGCACCCGCACTACCCGTGCCCCCAGCCGCATTCCTCCCCCCCCCAACCGCCCCCG